TTAGTCAATGCAACAGGACCAGTGCCAGCCTTATCTGCAATGGTGTCTACATTCAATACGCTGGTCATACGATACTCCAATAACCGTTAACAGTGACGGTTGCATTCTGTGTAATCGGACCAGCCGACATACCATTCTCATCGCTGTCAATCGTGATATCTGCGCTGATGGTCTGACCGTTCAAACGAATGATACTGTTGTTACCTTTGAACGGATAGCGTGTGTCACTCTCTGTCTTGGTGTAGCTGCTTGCTACAGCAAAGGTGTCATACACCACCATCTCAACAATGTCGTTCAGGCTGGCGGCTGTGACTAGTACAACGCTTGTGCCTGTTGTAGCTGCATAGTCAGTTCCCGGCTTGAGAAGAACACCGTTCTGATACACGTCCATGTACAGGCTGTCTGTATAACTTAGTGTTTTCGCATCGCCATCACTGCCACTGAATGTCGTTTGACTAGCAGTTGCCTGATACACGAAGCGGTTGCGAACACCAAACTCTGGGGATTTTCCTATGTATGGCATTATGCGAGATCTCCGTGTGCTAGTGCCGTAGTTAAGTCAGCATGTCTTGCATATTGTAAAGCGGAACCGCTATTTGCATAGAGAGTAGTAATTCTAAAGAAACTCGTGCCAATCGCGCTAGCAGATGCAACTGAGGCAAAACAAAAAACAGTCATCTTTCCATTAAATGCTGTGTCTTGAGACTTAGCACAACCGGATACAGCGTAGTCATCATTAGACATGTTATTGGTGAAATTGAAACTTTCATCTCCTGTAGCATTATCTGTGACACTGCTATGATTGAAGCTATCATTTGTTGCCACCGTACTACCTGTATCAGCACTAACCCAAGACTTCGCCAACCCCTGTTGCAAAGAAGTAGTTACAGCACCGCCCTCAGAAGTGACAGTGTTACTTGCACCAATACCTGTGCCTATTACTTGAGTCAGCGCCATAACCTATTCCTTATGCGTAAGGGCTATCACCCAATACAGATGTATCCCAAGCTGCTTTGAGCTTTGCAATGGTGTCTGCATTGTCAATGGCTGAAGCCGCTGGTGCATCACGCAAAGCCTTCTTCTTGTTGACAGAGTTAGTTTTTGCAGTTGCATCATCAGCTTCAAGAGCCTTCATATATACGACATCCTCTGCATCAAGCAGCGGTGCGCGAACTTCACGGATTTTATCCTTAAAAATCTTTTTTGCTTCTGTCATATCCTCAGAGATGACTTTGCCATTCAGAGTCCATGCGCCTCTAAAATGACGATCTGATGGAACGGTAGCGGTTGAAGCATCAATCTGATTACCGTCCTTATCTACGATATATGTTGTTGGTGCCATGAGGTTTCTCCTATGCGGCTACGGTTTCATCAGTGGCTAGTTCTTCACTAATCTTCCAAGCATTGCGCCACTCTCTTGTCGCTGGAAGCTGTTCCTTGCGGCATATTACCATCTTTGGCTTATTACCGCTATCATAGTCTCGCCACACATGCTGTGGGCAGTCTTTCATAATCAAATACTCGATTGCTTGCTCTTCTGTCATTGCCTCAACAGGCTCTGTATTATGCAACAGATAGCCGCGTGTATGTTTCTTAAAATCAGGCTGTGCCTCATCTTTAGCTAGTTCCCAATAGACTTGCACTGGTGGCAGGATACCGCCCTGTAGCGCACAAGCCATCCAGTTAGGGTCTGGCACAAGTATTTTGGCGCACTCATCAATCTTGTCCTCGTACACCACACGATACTCAGATTGATAGGCTTCTAGGTTTTCCTTTGCCCAGCATAGTCTGTCAAATAAGTGTGTGCCTTGAAACTCAGGTGTTTTTATCATGCTAAGTCTCCCATACGAATAGTATCAACTACATTGCAATCTAAAGCATTGTCTGAAGTGCTACGTTGACACTGCGTTCTAACAGTTGTAGTTGTTCTATCTAAACCTGTGCCTGTATTATTATTTGCAGAAATTTGGTCTCCAGAATTTTGACCAGATGTGGCACAACAAGCATAGTTCGCACTAGACATAGCATTTGTTGCTGTAATAGTGTAATCGCCTGTTCCATTATCTGTTGCAGAGGCAGAGTTAAGACTGTCTAATATTCCAATCGTTCCTGTTCCATCTAAAAGACACCAGAGTTTCGCACTGCCATTCACAACAAAGTTCGTGGCGATTGTCCCAGCGGTGCTGTGTTCTAGGGTATCTGCTTTGATTTTTCCTAGTGCCATTATGCTAAATCTCCGATGCGAGTCGTATAATCATATTTCAAATCTTTATCATTTGAATCATCGTCTGTTCTAACAGTGTAAGTTGTGGTAGTTGGCGCTACCTCATTTCCAGTGTTATTGTCGCTATGAAGTTGACCACTATGCTTTGGGTCTGCTTGCCCATCTGCCTCATAATTGCAACTTACCGTAAAAATAGAATTAGCATCAGAGTATGCAGATGTAACTGTTACATTATATCGACCTGCCGCAGCATCAACCACACTGCTCGTATTTGTAGATTGTATTACCGCAGGGGTTTGCTGATTGAAATGAAGAGTGTGAGTTGCAATACTTAGTTGTAGTACAGATGTAGTGCTTCCCGTAGTTATATTAATAACATCAGCAGTGCCTACGCCAGTGAGCTTGTCTGTTTTTACCTCACTCATGCTAAGTCTCCTAACAGTGCGATAGGATTAAAGTCTTCATCAAATGCAGCTCCAGCACCGGACGTACTAGAAGGATAGCCAACAAGAGTTCTAAAAGAACCTGCCGCCTGTCCTCCGGTATACTTAGTTGCATTCCTTGGGCTGGCACTTGTAGATTCATTATAACTATCAATTATAAACATGTATGTGGTGTTGCCCATACTGCTGGTAAGACTCAGCGTGTAATCTCCAGTTCCATTGTCTGTCACGCCAGAAGCGTTGAAACTCGTAATAAGGTTGACAGTCCCTGTCCCATCAACCATGCCATATGCTTTTACTGCCTCTTGCTTAGTTAGCGTGACTGCACCGCCACCTGTACTTTGTATGGTATCTGCTTTTAATGTACTCATAACGTCACCAACGTCCCACCGCTTTCAACGGTTAGTGTTACACCAGAAGCCACGGTAAACGGACCAGTTACGTTGGCGTTCTCTGTGGCTAGGATAGTGGTGTCTACAGTCAGGCTTTGATTGTTTGTGCGAAAGATACCGCCAGACTTAAAGTTTCCTCTGTTTTCTGCGGCAGGTGAAATAGATCCAGAAGACACACCCATATACATAACAAAGATGTTGTTGCCGGAGTTACTTGATGGCGCTTCATCGAACGTAAGAGTGGTTCCATTAGGTACGGTATACGATCCAGTTGGCTCTTGAACCACCCCATCTACGGAAACGACTATATCTTCTGCACGAACCGTTTGATTGAGAGTAAATGTGGTGGTGCTTCCATCCCCACTAAACTCCTGTCTTGTAGGTCTGGCCTGAAAACTAGATACTACTGGATTACCAAGAAAAGGCATCAGGTGATCTCCATTATACTCGCTACAGTATCCAAGCTGTTTGCCGTGTCGCTTTGCACAATCAAGCTATGCCCTGTTTCCATGACAATCTTGTTGCCTGCCATATATTCAAAACTAGATGCCGCAGGAATCGGTATGTCTTTTGCCAGAAACACCATATCTCCAGCGTTCAGCTTTATGTCAGCAGTGATTTGAGAAGATGAAGTGTTCGCCAGAGTCAGACCAATAACAACGGTAGTGGTAGAACTTGGCACGGTGTAAACAGCCATGTCTGAATTGGCACTGGCTGTTCCACCGTTGAACACCTTATTTTTAAAGGTATTAGCCATGTTCTACTCCTATGCTACATCATCTAATAAAGCACATACTATGACTTCGGCTGTTGATGCAGATGAAATAGCGTGTATATCCGCTACGGTTGTGTTTGGCAGTCTGGCTACAAAAGCCTCGCTTGGGCCAATCGTAATACCGTCAGTTGCACTAGAAGATGCGGTGCCTGCGTCCAAAACTATGTAAATGCTGCGGCTGTTGGTGTCGATGTTCTTGATAAATAAAAACTTTACTTTGTCACCTGTAGCAACAGCAGTGGGTGCCGTGTCATCATCAACTGCGGTGTAATCTGTGTAATTACCAGCGATCAAGTCTGTGCTTGAGTTAGAAACGCTAGTTTTTTTGTAATACCACTTATCGTTGGCATCAGCAGGAGTAACAGTCATGCTTGCAGAAAAGGTCTTAGCAATCTCGTCTGGCAAAACTGTCGCCTGTATTGTTGCGGAAGCATCATTTGCCATTTTTAACTCCTATCCTAAAGCTATGGCTAAAGCAGTAGCTGTACCAGCGACCTCTGCACTACTACCTACGTTAAAAGATGTAGCAAGTCCAGTGACTGCCGCCCCTGATCCTGCACCATCACAGAACACAATGTCAGATGTGCCGTTTGGTATAGACACTGTGGCTCCTGTTCCTTGTTTTATAGTGGCTGCCCGACTACCAGATAAAGAATTTTTTATAATAAAAAACTTAGAGGCGGTGTTTGGTGCTATAGTTACTACATTAACGCCACCTAAATCTGAACCACTATCTTTTAGATTGATTACAGAAAACATCCCGGTCTGAACATTACTAGATCCAGAGGTTGGAGAGCCTAATCTTATGGTAAGGTCTGTTGTAAGATCTGAAGCAGTTAGGTCTGTAGCACCAGTTATTCTATCAAATATATCAAAGTTAAAATTGGTAACATCACCCCAACTACCGGATAATTCCCCTGTAGCTGGCTTTTCTATGCCAAGGTTTGTACTAAACGAACTAGCCATATATTGCTCCTATGCCGCCTTATCAGTCCATGACGGTGTTTGTGACGGTGCCACATTTGCCCATTCTGTTGTAACTCCAGCTACAGAAACCCAACTAGGTGTTTGATTGGCTACAATCTCTGTATAAATAAGGACTATACCAGTATTTCCTGTTGCTGTAACCCCTGTTGGCGAAACTCCTATAGATAGCGGGAAGGTAACCGTCCCGGTGCTTAGTGCAGATGTGCCTGAAACCCCTGTAAGCGATAGAAGAGAAGACCCTGAAACCCCCTCTTCACCTAAACTTGCGGTGGCTACAGCGCCAACGCCAATAACTCTTGCTCCGGCGTTGGTTTGTTCTTCGCCAAGAGCAGAAGTTCCTGCCACACCTGTAATTGAGAAAAGAGCGGTGCCTGTTAGGGTTAAGTTTCCTACGGCTCCAGTGGCTGCTACCCCTGTAGGAACATGCAGAACCGTTCCTGCCGGTGTTACAGCACCAGCGGAAGCTGTAGCTGAGACGCCTGTGACAGTAATCGGTATGGCTTGGTTCCAAGCACCTTCGCCCCAAGTGCCTCTACCCCATCCCGATATGCTCACCGTGTCACTCCATTACGCTATACGAATAATAGCGTTACTTGCATCGGCTGTTGGAAACTGGATCGTAAACGTGCCAGAGGTTGAAGTCTTATTTGAAGAAAAGTCCAACACTGCAACAGCCTTGTTGCTATTGGTGCTATTATATATCAAAGCGCCCATTGCAGTGATCGTGGCTGTGGTAAAGCTAAGATCGGCAAAGTCGGTAAACGCAGTAGTACCAGACGTAGTTGGCGCAACTTTTGTGAGTGTGCCACCACCTGTGGCATATGTGCCGCTAGAAGCAACTTCGCCTGTGGTAACAAACGCGGTGGTTGTCGCCCCTAAAGTAGCAGTAGTACTAGACTTTCCGCCACTACCCTCTGCATATAAAGCCAGCTTAAAGGCGTTTCCGTTTGTTGCGAAATTGTGTGTGCCCAACATCAACTCTTGTTTGAATGCGGTACACATTGCTTGTGCTATTGCCATTACAGTCTCCCTATAGCGTCAGCTAGTTGATGTTGACCCGCTTCACGGACCTTCGCACAAATTGTAGCACGTTCTTCTTTTCTAGCCAACTCTACATAATATTGCACTAAATTTCTAACACGATCCTTAAAAGCTTCCGCTTGTAGCCTGATAGGTTCTGGAGCTTCATCAGATATGTACATAATTTTGTTAGCGGCCATATCGGCTATTTGATCACTAGACAATCCTCCGTTGTCTGATGACACAACATTAACTGACCCCACTGATGCAACATTAACCTCAAACATTATCGTGCCTCCCAAAAATAATCGGGTCTGAGTCCACGGGTTCTGGTGGTTTTACTTCAGACTGTCTTGTTATCAATATATTTCCTTCTTGAACGGTTTGGATTAAAGGGTCTTCTAACCTGTGGTATCCGTAGAGTTTTTCATTGTCTGGCACATTTGTATCTAGCAAGCCAGAACGATGAGCTATCTCTAATTTTATGCCTTTTGATGCAGCGATAGCACACCAAAATTCTACGCAAGCCCTTCCTGATTCCGCCATATTTACATTTTTATATGTAAAATCAATTCCATATAAACAGATTTTTGTCGCTTTCTTCCAGATTGCATAAGCTACCGCATAAGCTACAGTATTGTTAAAATAACAATAGCCTGTTGATTTTACAACTTTTTCAAGAGGGTAGGGTTTTATAGCTGGAAAATCATCGTGCTCTTGACAAGAGTATATGGGCCTTTTGTTTTTTAATAAAAACTCTCGCGCTACGCCTGTTTGAGATCCTGCGTTTTCTGTATGTAAAAAACGCGAGACGGGGTCCATCATAAACGTCTTATCAACGTGAATTATCGCGCCAATACAGTTTATACCCCAAACTTCATCAAATGTTTGCGAGGCAACTCTTGCGGCTATGTAGTCGGCATAGCTGCCTCCCAAGCCAACGATGGCAACTTTCATGTACGGGCCCTTCTTGGTAGCCCCTGTCTGTTTGCATCGTCATTCTCTCTTGCTTCCCCAAGATCCTTCAATCTAACTAAAGACTCTACGAAGCGCTCACTGTACATTTTCATAACGTCAGGTTCACCCTTCATATAAGTGTAGGCTTCAATCAAACTGCCATATAGTAAAGCGTTAGGGGCATTAACACTTAAAAAGGTTGTGGTAGAGTCTGCTGAAGTAGAAACTACCGTTCCCGTAGCCCCGCTGGTGCCTCCTGTAACCGTTTCACCAACTGTGAAGTCGGTGCTTGGTATAATTACATTAAAAGTAGTGGTCGTGACTACACTGGCTATGGTGGTGTTCGCACCACTGGTTCCACCCGTGATTGTTTCTCCGGCCACAAAAGTCCCACTTACACTACTAACGGTCAATAAAAACTGACTTTGAGTCAAACTTGTTGGCCTATAGTAATAATGAAGCTCTGCCGTATAAGCTGCATCTGGAGTAGGAGCTAATAAAAAGTTTTGAAAGTCATATACGCCATAATATTTTGGAAGACCTGTAGTGGCGGAATTTGGGTTATACTCTTGTAAAAAGTTTACATCTTTAATCAACAAAAAGTTTTTATTACTAGAACTTTCTAAAGATAAACTAAAAGACGCTATGTAATCATCTGGTACAGCTAAAAATTGATTACCCGCCGTTGTGGTTCCAGTCGCATTTTTGCGGAAGAACTCTAAATCTACGCTTTTAAATATTCGTTCTTCTGCGGTTTTTACAAAATCCACCAGATGAGAAACAAAAGTAGACTCTTGGTTTTCTGTGTAGTCTTTAAGTGCAGACTTTAAAGTGCTGTATGTAAAACTCATGGTGTATTCGCCTGTCCACCCATACCGCTATGGTTTGTGCAATAGTAATACAAGGTTGGGGCTCCTACGGCAACCGTGATTTGAGTGTAAGCACCTGAAGAACCCGCTGTTCCGTTTGTGGTTACACCTGTAGTGTATTCAGAGCCTCCACCGTGTGTTCCATTAGAAGTTGTGGAAAATCTAAGTGGATGACCAGAATTACTACTATCAGACTGATCAAAGCGATAAGTGCTTCCTTCAGATAGATTAACGGTGGCCTGTTGTACTCCATCTATATAATACTTATTACCATAACCGGTGCTTACAACAGTTACAGTAAAGGTTGCGTTCACACCTGTGCCTGTTCCAGTAGCTGTCACGGTGCCTATGGAACCAGTTCCAGAGACTCCCGTAGTGGTTGCATCAGTGGGTGTAACAACATCTCCGCCAAATGTAACTTTGCCTAACAAAGCCTCTGCTTGAGGCACTAATTGATATTGTAAGGTTACAGTGCTAAAAACCGGAAACTTAACGGTAACCGGTATTTTATTATTGTTAGGTCGAGCCTCTTTCAAAGTTTGAGGATCATGTATCTTGCGAAAGGGTCCTAATTGAGGGTGTTTTCTCTCAAACTCGTCCTTGCCAACAAGCAAGCCGTTCCACTCTTTTCTCATATCTTTATAGCGATATTCTAACCCAGAACGGTCTGATATGGCTTTGGCATACTTTCCTGTAGCGTATCTAGGCATCAGTTCGTCCTAAAGTATGCGTACTCTGGTGTAACCGTGAAGCTAGACCGGTCTCTATCTTCACCCATAGCTCTTTCAAACTCTTCTTCATACATGGCTTTTAACATTTGAGTTCGATTAGGAGCTCGTTTAATTGACAAGTAATAAGCTAAACCGGCGGCTAAACAAGGATAGAATCTAAACGGAACATCTAAAGTGTTTATAGCCGTATCTGCATCGTCTATACGTGTTAAAGCGTTATAAACAACGACATCCGTGCTATTTTCTGGAGTTGGCCATAAACGCAGGCTTGGTGTTACTTGTCGGTCTAAAAAAAACTGCGTGGGTCTACCCGTGGTAGCTTTGTTTGGAATGTTTAAATCATCGTCACGACTGACCCTTGTTAAAGAAAAGTCAGTGCTACTACGAGTTACAACGGCACTTAATATATCAATTACATCTGCGGATAGCGTGTATGTTCTTGTCCCAGAGGTTAGAGCTTGTGTGCGTTGTGTAATTGTCCACTGATTAAGACCACGGTTAGCCCACTCTGCCAGCATTATATTTAATGATCGTCTGGCAGTTACAAGATCATATCCCGTTTTAACCTCTAAGCCGCAACGCTCAAAAGCCTCTTCCACATAATCTGATACGTCTAATTCAAAGTTTACGCTTCCAGAAACAGCCATTACTTATCTTTCGCATATAGATTGTCGAATATCTGATTTACATCCATTGTATAGTCTAAATCTGATTTTGAATAGTGTATATGCTGAGACGGTAAGAAATCAGGCGCACCTTGTCCTGTCTCAAACCAAGCAGGATGTGTGACTCGGACACGGTTATTAGGTAAAGCAACTATGTTACCCGTATACGGACCGGCATCCAAAAGCTCTAAAACGTGACTTTGTTTATGCTGCGCCGGGTCATCAGCGATCTCACTCTCCGTGTAATCCACCGTAAAATAGTATTTAGCCGGATAAAACTCAGGCCCTATTTTGGCGATCCAAGGGCACGGATGAGCGCGATCTAAACGATAAACTGCGTGTGTATGGGACATACAGTCCCAAGGTTGCGCCAAATGGACAGGCATAGGTTCTGGCCATTCTTCAAAAGGCGTGTCTCCAACAAGCGCAGTTATGGGCATTCTGGCCCACATCGCTCCCCCGTGTACGTTCTGCTGATCCGTGCCATCGGTCTCACAGCCGGTAAATATCATCTGAAAACTTAAACACCGGCTAGGCATCGTAGTAACCGCAATTGCCATAGCGTGAAGAAACTCGCCATGATAATTAGAATGATTACACGTATACTCTCTCCGCACCCAACACTTGAAGTGCGGAATATTACTTTGAAGGTAGGGCAAGGTCTTATACCTTGCCGCCCTTGGCCATACCCTTCTTTTTCATCATGCCGCCGTTGGCCATCTTTTGGACCTTGCCACCTTTAGCCATGCCTTTTTTCTTCATCATGCCGCCGTTGGCCATCTTCTGGACTTTACCGCCTTTAGCGTAGCCCTTCTTCTTCATGGCTCCACCAGCCGCCATCTTCTGGACTTTACCGCCCTTGGCCATGCCTTTTTTCTTCATAGTGGGTGCTACGTTACCCACAAGGCTAGATGCATACTCATCCATTGTCATAAATTCTTTTGCCATTATTTGCTCCTATGCAATTTTGGTGCGTTTTCTTCTATTAGCCATTACAGCGCCGCATCCTCGCGCTACAACAGTTCCGGGTATGTTTTTACCCCTAAACGGTCTTTTAGGCTTGGTTACAGCCCCACCATTTTTTAAATTCGTTACTTTCGCAGCCTTTGTATTAGCGACTGTAGTCTTTCCTTTAGCGCCTGCTTTTTTCTTTTTGCGTGCTGTCGTAGCGCGTTCACTTTTGGATAAACTATTAGCTTTAGATCTAGGAAGGCAACGGTCAGGGTTTTTCTTATCTTTTGAAGTGCCACATGGACCTTTGATAGAGCCATCAGTTCCAATCCTTACCCAGTCTTGTTTCAGCCATTGCTTTAACTGTCCCATTATACTTTCTCGCGCTGCTTGCGTATAGCATTTTTACCAGCTTTTGCTATCCTAGCTTGTTCAGCTTTACCAGCTACCTTTGCTCTTTGCTCTAAGACAGTAAGTATTTGTATCTTCCTAGCAAAAGGCTTTTTTAATTTTTTTACCTTTGCCACCGTGGCTCTTGCATCAGCCGGTGTAGCAAATTTTATAGAAACAGTATCTTTAGGGTTTTCATCTGTATACAAACGTCTACCCGATCCCGGCGGCTTTTTTCCTGTCCCCTTTTTAGGATCTTTTTCGTTTCCCATTTTTTACCAACTTAGATAATGTCCGTGCTTGTCCTGCGTGAGCTTTAGACGCTTTGCGTAGCTTCTTAGCCACCTTTTTGACCTGAGTCTTAGCTCTTCCTGTTAACATTTATCGTCCTTTTCTTTTTCCGCCTTTTGACTTTTTGGCGTAGTTAGGGTCTTTGCAATATTTTGATGCGGCCAAGTTTGCATACGCTGACGGGTATGTGTCAAATGTGCGTTTAGCCCAAGCCTTGCCTTCGGGACAGATCTTACCACCACTTTTCACCTTCCCCCCTTTTTTCATACGAACAGCACTATTTGAAGCGCGTTTTGGTATAGGACAGGCTGCTGCCCCTATTCTTACTGCACTGGTCATTTAAAACACCTTCTGCACGACGGCTGCTGCAACAATTAATCCGGCTATGCCCCAGAGCCTTTGATCCAACTTATCTAGCTGTTTTTGTATCTGAGCGTACCGACTATTGCACTCTTCTTCGTGCTTTTCCAAAAGTTTTAAAACATCATCGGCTTTCATTAGCACTTCCATCTTCTACGAGCTTGTCTAAGTCTACTATTAGGATTTTTAGCTGCTTTAGGAAACTTTTTCATTTGACCTGCGGATCTAGCACAAAAGGATTTACGTCTTTTTGCATCTTTACTGCCGGGTTTAACCTTCCCTGTAACAGCCGTTTTTAACTTAGAACCGGGATTTGCACGTCTATAAGCTGCCACCCCAGCTTTGGTCATTCCCGCCCCTTTTTCTGTGGGGCGGAAATTTTTCTTGTTTCTTTTTGGCATCGTAGCTTTACGAGGAGCCATTTATTTACCTCTTATGCATACTTCTTACGCATGTACAAAATAATTGTATACGTATCCGCAGAAGAATGACCAACCGTTGTAAACAAGATGTCCCCTGTTTTACCACTGCCCGCGTTGTTTGTTAGGCCGCCGAAAGAGTTATAATCATGGTGACCACTTTGGTTTTCACCTAACTCAATAGCAAAAGCGTTAGAGGTAGCATCAAACAGCATTTGTACTTTCATGCCGTTACACTGCCACCATATACGCTCTATGACGACCTCACTACACGCAACACCATTTAGACTGCTGGCAAGAGCAGAGACATCCACTTTTTTTACAGCGGCCTCCCCACTCCCGTCAGAGACATTAGTGAATTTCATAACGGCATGTTTAGGGCCGTCAATCAGTGTTTGCGAGGTTACAGCATCCGCCATTTCAGCCTCCTTAGAATACTGAGTATTCTAGTTCAACCGTAAATCTACCTGCTGTTGCATCTGCGTTTAGCGTGGTTGTGGCCGCAGCATACAAATGAGTGCTTGCAATCGGAGCAGTAACATTTGGTTCAAACACATGATAATTACCGGCTGAGTTGTTGAAGTTAATATCAATCTCAGTCACGGATAATGCAGCAGACAATGTTGGTGAAAAGGCTGCTACACCTGCTCCAACAATCTCTGTACCTGACGATACTGCCGTATTAGTTGCGGTGCCACTTGTAGCACTCAACTGCAAAGAGCCGACCAAAGTTTGACCCGCAGCAGTGGTAATACCGATTACGGCTTTGTGAATAAAAAACTTAGACGCCGTAACAAGCTCATCAGGATGATCTGTATTAAGAGTGCCTAATTCTACTAGAACATCACCGTCAGCGTATTGAGTGCTGGTATCTGTGCCTGCCAGTGACCCTACAAAAGTTTGGATTTTTCTTGATCCCAAAGAAATCAACTGACCCGTTGAATTTATGGAAAAGCCTGTTTCTGTAATCGCACCAGTGCCGGAGCCCTCGTTGATTACTTTAAAACCTGATTTTGAACGGACGGAGCCCGAAAAAGTAGTTGTAGCCATTTATTTCTCCTGTCTTGGCTATTGTCAGCCCATTATGGGCTGTCAGGATAAAACAACCATACAATAAAAAAGGGCGACTGTGAAGCCGCCCTTTGAAACCTCTACGGGAAAAGAGGTTATTATGCTGCGCCCGGTGTTCCAAACACACAACGCCAATCAGAAACGCCAAAGCTGTAACGCTCACGAGCCTTAAACCGCATGTTACCGGTGTCAAAGTCACCTTCCATCGCAGTCTTGATTGGAGAACGGTTGAAGTATTTGAAACCGTTTGGTGCATCGGTCTTGATGAAGAACGCATCCGTGTCTGTCAAGAAGTGGTTTACGACTGCACCTTCAGGCAGCATACCCATGTTCTTGATAGCGTTTGCGTCGTTATCAGCCGTTGCTGAACGCAAGTTTGAGTTAATCACACGCTCTGCAATAAACTGCAACTCTTTTGGAATGATTAGCTTCGTTCCACGAACTGCAATTTTAAGACCACGCTCGTCAGTCAAACCGGCGATATCAATCAACATCTGCTCAAGTGAAGTTTCATTCAAGTCAGCAGCAGTTGACAGCAGGTTACGCTGGTTACCTGAGAGAGATGGGTGTGATGAAGAGCAAAGTGCTGCGCCATCGCCGATTGCAGAAGCGCCTGTGCTGAACGCATTGTTCAGAATAGCCGCAGCTTTAATCTGCTTGGTCTGGGCCATTGAACGGGCCAGAGCCTTGGTGTAGCGAGATGCCAGACGGTCATACAGATTATCCTCAATGGCTTCCTCAGTGATTGAGAAGGCCAACGCGATTGTCTCATGTGTGTACCGTGCTGTGAATGTCTCTTGAGCATCGTCAAAAGAGATGGCTGCGCCCTCTTCCTTAGTCGGTGCTGTTGAGAAACCCCCAAGCATCACTTCTTCTTCAAATGAACGATCAGATGCTTCTTCTGCAAAGATCTCAGCATGTTCGTTTTCATAACGATCATACTCAAGCCCAAAAAGTGCATTTAGACCGGGTTCTAGCTCTTTAGCTAGTTGTGCTCTTGAAATAGCCATTTCCTAGCCTCCTATATGCCGGTGTTCGC